CGGTCAAGATGACAACTACGATTCAAAACTTACTGCAAAAGAATATATCAACCTGGAATGTATGGCTAAACACATCCTCGAAGAAACAAGGTCAAGATTCCCAGAACTGAGTACTGAGATTGATTTCTTTACAATGGAAACTTGTTTGTGTTCGTTCAAGAAGATATTCCGCGAACACCATGGAAGATATCTTGGATACTATCTTGATCGTCAAGCAGAAGAGATTATGCAAGCAGAGCAAGATGGTTGGTATGGTATTGAGTGGAATGTTTTGTGGCAGGCAAGAAACGAAACTCTGCATCCAGAGTTAGCACCGCGCACAAAAATCAACAAAGAAAAGTTTACTTTCTTCCCAAGAACAGGTATAATGGAGAGAATGGATTGGATGTTTGTTCAAGAAGAATTGAATACGGGGCTGGAGGCTCTTTATGTTTAATGTGGTGGGTATTGGTGGGCTTCCTGCCTCTGGTAAAACAACATTGATGTTTGAGTTGATCGATTCTGTTACTGACTGGGAATCAGTCGAACCAGAGAAACTCGTCAATTGTATGTACTCTGATAAACTCCGTTTATATGTTATCGGAAAATATGAACGAGATGGTAATCAATTTCAGGGCACAGATAGATTAAGTATGGCCGTACATCCGCAAGCAGAAAAGTTTATGAACACTCTTGCATATGATTATGCGAATATGCCAGACAAACATATCAATGTTATTTTTGAAGGAGACCGTCTGTTCTCATCGAAGTTCCTAGAGTATTGCCAAGACTTAGCTGATAACTTCAGTATTCTAATATTAAATGTCGACAATGATTTAGTTGAGCAAAGACATATTGATCGTAAAGATACACAAAGCAAAAAATTTAAGCAATCAAAGGAGACAAAAATTTCCAATATCGCAGCATCGTTTTTTCTCATGGACTATATAACTTATATGGTCAACAATACTTTTGATGATCAGAAGTCGGTACTGAATTATATCAACAATTTTTTTGGCTGGAGTGATTAACTATGAATCTAGAAATCTCTGTAGAAGAACTGCGCAAGAAGAAACTGTTCGTTGCAACACCGATGTATGGTGGGCAATGTTTTGGTATGTATGCAAAAGCTGCTCTTGATTTGCAAGGACTTTGCACACAATATGGCATTGAAGTTCGTTTCTCGTTCATCTTCAATGAGTCACTGATCACACGAGCACGAAATTATCTTGTTGATGAATTTCTACGTTCTGGATTTAGTCACCTCTTGTTTATTGACTCTGATATCCATTTCGATCCGCGAGATGTGATTGCGCTTCTGGCTATGGATAAAGATGTTATTGGTGGGCCATATCCCAAGAAGTCTATTCGTTGGCCCGCAATCAAAGATGCCATTCTCAAGAACTCAAGCATTGAACCTGGTGAGCTTGATAAACTTACTGGTGATTATGTGTTCAACCCAGTGCCTGGAACAGAAAAGTTCTCTGTTGCTGAGCCAGTAGAAGTATTGGAAATTGGAACTGGATACATGATGGTACAACGTCATGTGTTTGAGAAGTTTGAGAAAGCATATCCAGAACTTCGATACAAGCCCGATCATGTTGGACAAGCTAACTTCGATGGTTCACGATACATCCATGCATATTTCGACACTGTGATTGATCATGGTAAATCAGATCGATATCTGTCGGAAGATTATATGTTCTGTCAGTGGTGGCGCAATATCGGTGGACAGATCTGGCTCTGCCCCTGGATGAAGACCCACCACATTGGTACCTATGCCTTCACTGGAGATATGCAAGCAGTTGCAAACTATGTTGGCTCTCTTTAATTGATGAGAGGACTTTGTTATGATTATTGGTCTTGTTGGATTAATTGGTAGTGGTAAGGGAACAATCGCTGACATTCTTGTTGGCGATTATTCTTTCCAAAAAGAGAGTTTTGCTGCTGGTGTTAAAGATGCCTGTTCAGTTGTATTTGGTTGGGATCGTCAGATGCTTGAGGGCGAAACAAAAGAATCTCGAGATTGGAGAGAGCAACCAGATTCTTGGTGGAGCGAAAAGCTCAATCAAGAATTTACGCCAAGGTTGGCTCTGCAGTTGATGGGCACCGAAGCTGGCCGAGAGGTTTTTCATACAGACATATGGATCCTTTCTCTACTTAAACGCATCAATCCAGATAAAGATTATGTGATTGCAGATGTTCGGTTCCCGAATGAAATGCAACGTATCAAAGACATGAATGGGTTTTTGGTTTGGGTCACTCGCGGTCAATTGCCTGAATGGTTTGATCTTGCAAAAAAACCAGGCCAACTTGAGATGCAAGAAAAATATCCAGATGTACACTTCAGCGAATATGCTTGGGTATCTCATCTAGATTTAGTTGACTTTCACATCAAAAACGATTATACTTTGGATGTCTTAAAAGACGATGTGTTTGAAATGCATCAGACGATTTGTTACAACCTTGAAAACAAGTGAGGAAGATTATGAAACTAAGTGCTGAAACAATTGAGGTGTTGAAGAACTTCTCTACTATCAACCAGAGCCTTCTGTTCAAAGGGGGGAACACTCTTTCTACCATCTCAAATATCAAAACGATCCTTGCTTCTGCCGAGATTGCAGAATCGTTTCCGAATGAGTTTGCTATTTACGATCTGAACAAATTTCTTGCCAAGCATTCTCTGTACAAAGATTGTGATCTTGAATTTGAACAAGACCGAGTTGTATTCAAATCACAAGATAAGCGTCGTTCAGACTACATCAAATACTGTTCGCCAAAAGTTATCGTTGCTCCGCAAGCAGATAAGAAGTTGACGGTATCTGATCCTGATTGCGTGTTCGATCTCACCAAAGAAGATCTTGAGTGGCAGCGCAAGAGTGCTAGTATCTCTGGTTCTCCCAACTTCGTCTTCAAGAGCGACGGTAAGCGAATCTCTCTGGTGTCAACTGATGTGAAAGATAATTCATCAGATGTATCAGAAACTCAGATCTCGAAGGGGAATGGTTCTATCTTTGAAGTTGTAATGAAGGTAGAATATTTTAAAATGCTTGATGGTGATTACACTGTTGAGATTTCTCGTCGAGGTCTTTCGCGATTTAAGAATAAAACTCGCAATATTGTTTATTACGTTGCCATTGAATCTGCACAATCTAAATTTGAGTGAGGTGATATATGATTCGAACTTTTAGTCCCAAAGAAAAGGCAGACATCAAAAACTGTCTGCAAGAAATCTCTAATTCATACACACGTATTGAAGCAGAGCGTGATAATATCAAAGCAATTATTGAGCGTATGGCTGATGAGTTTGAGATGAACAAGCGTCTGTCGCGTCGTCTTGCAAAAGTTTACCACAAGCGTAATCTTGCAGAAGAAGTTGCAGCTGCAGAAGAACTGTCTACTACATATGAAGATGTGGTTGGCTAAATAGTTACGGGGATGTGTCTCTGACATTGGTAAGAACCAGACTGCTCGCCAAGGAATTCACCCTCCCATCCCCATCTCTTTATTATGATAGGATTATATTATGCAAGAATCTTTGTGGGTTGAAAAATATCGTCCGCATACTGTCGAAGAATGTATTCTTCCGACTTCAATAAAATCCATTTTCCAAAGTTATGTTGATCGCAAAGAAATTCCCAATCTAATTCTCTCAGGCACTGCGGGCGTTGGTAAAACAACCATCGCCAAAGCACTGTGCGAAGAAGTTGGTTGCGATTATATGATGATCAACGGATCTGATGAATCTGGTATTGATACCTTTCGGTTCAAGATCAAGAACTATGCGGGCACAGTTTCGTTTGAAGGAACGAAAAAAGTTATCATCATTGATGAAGCTGATTATCTAAATCCCAACTCAACGCAACCAGCAATGCGTAGTGCAATGGAAGAGTTTGCACATAACTGCACATTCATTATGACTTGTAATTATAAGAATCGAATTATTGAGCCATTGCATTCTCGGTGTGCTGTCATTGACTTCAAAATCAATAATGCAGATAAAGCCAAGATGGCACTTAACTTCATGATGCGGTGCAGAGAGATTCTCACAGTAGAACAAGTTGAGTATGATAAGAAAGTAGTCGCTGAGTTGATCTCAAAATACTTTCCAGATTATCGCCGAGTCATTAATGAACTCCAACGATATTCTATGCTTGGTAAGATTGATGTTGGTATTCTTGCGCAAGTTGGAGACAAGTCTATCAAAGAGCTTGTTGATGCTTTGCGCGAAAAGAACTTCAGCGGTATGCGTAAGTGGGCTGCTGAAAACCATGATGATGCCACTATCATCTTTCGTAAGATCTATGATAGCATGTATGATATCCTGAATAAATCTACTATCCCAGCAGCCGTAATCATTCTGGCAAGATACCAGTATCAAGCTGCGTTTGTTTCTGATCAAGAGCTGAATATGGTGGCATGTCTCACTGAACTCATGAGCGATTGTGAGTTTGTATGAAGACATACATTCATGTCAATCAACACAAGATTCGTTCGAACAAGAAACACGGCAAAAACGATCCAGTCATAACAGTGAAGCAAGGAAGAAAGAATACATATTGTCATGAAGTAATGATACATGGCCCAAGCCATGTGATGTATTCTGGTAACGAAGAAACTCTTTTGTCTTGCGGCGCAAGAGTGGCTATAGTTACAGAAAGTGAAGTTGAGATAGTTCGATGAGCGACCTGTTCAAAGAAATTATACCAAGCATCCTACAAACAAAACAATATGCCCTATTGACAGACCAAGATGAGCGATCTTATCCCAAGTTCATGGTTGGTCGAGCTTTGTCAAACTACCCAGACACTGTTTTGGTAGCAAACGAACTCAACAAACACCCTAATCTAGACAATAAACTACATTATGATTTTTGCCTAAATATTATTAAGCCTTTCAAAAGACCATACGCTAAGTGGTTCAAAAAGGTAGAAACGACTGATTTGCAGACAATTAAAGAATACTATGGATACTCCGACGCCAAGGCAATGGAAATTCTAAATATTCTCACCGAAAACCAAATCAGTGACTTGAAGAATAAACTTAATAAAGGTGGTTGATATGAGCGTTGAACATTTAGTCGAAGTGCTATTGGAAGAAAAGAACGATTTCTTAAAGGTTAGAGAAACGTTGACTCGCATCGGTGTTGCGGCAAAGAACCAGAATGTGCTGTATCAGTCATGTCATATTCTACATAAACAAGGCAGATACTACATTGTGCATTTTAAAGAGTTGTTTGCTCTTGATGGTAAGCCAGCTAACATTACTGAGAACGACATTGCTCGACGCAATACAATTTCCAATTTGATTGCAGAATGGGGATTGGTGAAGTTGGTTGATAAGAAAAGGACTCAAGACCCTATTGTTCCGATGGGACAAATCAAAGTGTTAGCGCACAAAGATAAAAATGACTGGTCTCTTGTATCCAAGTACAACATTGGGAAGAAAAAGAAAGAGAGTTAATTTATGTACGTTGATATTGATATTGTTAAACTTGATCCTGATGTGCCGACTCCAAACTATGCAACATCCATGTCTGCATGTTTCGATCTTTGCTACTTTCCGCAAGATGGAACAACAGCTATTGGTTATGATAAATTTAACCAACTAATACAGCAAGGGAATTTAGAAAATGGGCTTAGGATTTGTTCGGGTGACAGAATGCTCGTCCCAACAGGACTCATCTTCAGAGCAAGAAAGAAAACCAGAGACATTTCTCTGCGGCTACATCCTCGCTCAGGTCTTTCTCTTAAGCGCGGCCTTGTGTTGGCAAACTGCGAAGGAGTTGTTGACGCAGACTATCAAGAACAAGTGTTTGTGATTCTGCATAATATCAGTGCGCTTGATCAATACATCTCTCGTGGTGAAAGGATTTGTCAGGGAGAGTTTGTATTCAATGATCAGGTAGACTTTAATATAGTTGAATCTCTTGAAAGATTTTCTGAAAGAAGCGGTGGTTTTGGCTCAACTGGCGTATAAATAATAATGGATGCCTTCGGGGTCCATAACTTTAACTCGCTTAACAGGGGTACATAACATGACTCGTACAATGCCATCTACACTCGTAAATTATGATCGCATCTTTTCCAATACTCTTGGATTCGATAGCCTCTTTGATCTCATCAGCAGAGCTTCCGATCCGCCTCCTCCAACAAGTAACTTCCCGCCAGTGAACATCATTCGAGATGATGCTGATCCAAACAAATACACAATTGAACTTGCTGTATCTGGATTTAGCGCGGAAGAGATTGAAGTGAGGGCTGAGAAGAACTCTCTCAAGATTGTCGGCAAAAAAGAAGATAATGAGAAACGAAAATATCTAATGCAGGGTATTGCGTATCGTTCTTTCACGAGATCTTTCTTGCTGGCCGATAGCGTAATCATTCGTGATGCTCAACTAGAGAACGGTATCCTCTCAATTCATCTTGAGAATATCATTCCAGATGAGCACAAACCTCGCGTAATTCCTATCAACACACCTAAACTATTGGAGTCTACTAGTGGATAATCGCTTTGTTGAATTCTATCTCGATGTCGCAGATAGAGTGTCTGAATTATCCAGAGCTAGACGATTGAAAGTGGGTGCGGTGATTGTCAAGGATCACCGCATCCTCTCTTATGGTTATAATGGCACACCTTCTGGATTTGATAACAACTGTGAAATTGAAATAGAAGATCCAATGGGAAGTATAGGGTTTGGTATCCATGGATTGGTAACAAAACCAGAAGTAATACATGCCGAGATGAATGCTATATTAAAAGTTGCGCAGAGCAACGAATCTACCAAAGACGCTGTTTTGTTCCTAACACATTCCCCGTGTATTGAATGTGCAAAAGCAATATTGCAAAGTGGTATCAAAACAGTTCACTATAAATTTGACTATAGGTCCCTTTCTGGGTTAGAATTACTACAGAAAGGTGGCGTAACTGTAATAAGGAAAGATGTATGACCATTACAGAAGAAGAGATTGCATCACCAAAACAAAAGAGACAGAAAAGGTTCTTGCAAAAAGAACGTAACAAAAAGAAGTGGAGTAAAGTAGTCAGACAACACATGTTTGATATGTTTGAGATTACTCCAAAGATGATAGGCACTGCAGCTAATCACGGAAAGTTGTGTTCTTGTCATATGTGTGGTAACCCTCGAAAATTTTTTAATGCAAAAACTCTGCAGGAGCAGAAATTTGATGAACAAGCCAAGTCATACGTGGAAAATATATCTTGATATGGATGGAGTCCTTTCGGACTTTGAAAAAAGGTTTGTTGAGACTTTCAACATAAAACCAAATGATGTGAGAGGAACATTCACTGCTTCTGATCAATGGAAGCAGTTTGTTGAACAAGAACACTTTGCGACTCTTGATTGGTTTCCTGGCGGAAAGGATCTGCTAACATTTCTTCGTGGATTTGATGTTCCAATTGAGATACTATCATCAAGTGGTGGTCATATCTTTCACGAAGAAATCACAAAACAGAAAACTGCTTGGCTACGCAACAACAATATCAACTTTCCCGTGAACGTTGTGCCTGGAAAGAAATACAAAAAAGATTACGCTGATTGGTCCCATCTTTTAATTGACGACACAGAGCGTAATATAGTAGAATTCATTGAAGCTGGTGGTATGGCCATCTTGCATAACAATCCAGCCCACACAATTGCAACACTAGAGTTTATTTTATCGTGAAAGTTTACATTGGGCGGTATCCTAACAATCCAACCAAAGAGCGCACGGTTCGTGTTCGGATTGATCCATGGGATACATGGAGTATGGACTCGACTCTTGTTCCTATCATTCTTCCTATGCTCAAGCAGCTGAGAGAATCCAAGCACGGTTCACCCAGCAGCATGCCAGCGTTCGCATATGATAGCAATCGAACTCAGCTGTCTTTTGATTTCTATCCTGAAGATGATAATCTGGTTTGGGACACTGGTCATGCTCAGTGGGATGCTGTCATGGACAAAATGATCTGGTCATTTGAGCAACTAGATATTGACTGGGAAAGTCAATTTCACTCAGGCGAGCACGACATCCTATGGGAGCCTGTACCTGGAACTGATCTTACCGAGATGAAGCGTGGACCAAACGACACACACAAATTTGATATGGAAGGCTATCAAGCTCATCTAGAAAGAATCCGAGAGGGTCTTCGCCTTTTCGGGGAACATTACATGGATCTATGGGACTAACAATGAATAAAACAAATCTCATGCATGGACTATATGGACTCATCATTCAAGGCATCCTCTATGCTATAACGCAAGATGCCTTCATGGGCGCAGTTGCTGCAACAGCGTTGTTCTTTGGACGCGAACAAGCACAACAACAATACAAGATTGCAAAGGCTACTGGCCGCTCTGTGAAAACTATGTCGTGGAAAGATGGTGGTGATATGACGAAGTGGAGCAAAGATGCTGTACTTGATTTAGTTGTTCCGACTGTAGCCACCTTCGGAATTGCTTTTGGTCTTCGTTTTCTGGGACTGTAGCTCAATGGTTAGAGCCTCCGACTCATAATCGGCAGGTTACAGGTTCAAGTCCTGTCAGTCCCACCAAATCAGTGTAAATCTTCTTTATTTTGTATGTAACTTGTTGATTTTATTGATGTTTTTTTGTATGTTTAGAGTGTTTCGGGTAATTCCCCACTAAACCGTTAGATGGCAACAGTTTGTTGCTAAGTTATTGATTTGCTGTAA